CCCTGAACAGGAACTAGACACCCTCAATAGTCTTATCCATAACCCTCGCATCGTCACCCTCCAGTTAGGCACCAGTTCATATAGTGTCATCACTGAAGATGTTGAATGGCAACCCATAGATAGCACCGGAAACACCTGGTCTTGGGATGGCACGGCAACTGTTACAATGCGATCTGTAGAAAACTAGGAGAATCTAATGGCTTTACCAGTACGAAAAGGATATAAAGGCGCACCTGCTAAGGCTGTGTTGACCAGTACCGCAACCGATAGTGACCTTTCTTTTGTTGTAGATACTGTTTCTGGGTGGGCTACTACTTTCCCATATTATTGTGTTGTTGAACCTGGCACTTCAAAGGAAGAAAAGGTTAAAGTCACAGCTATTTCTGGGGTAACTTTGACTGTTGTTCGAGCGCAAGATGATACCTCTGCACAGGGTCATAATGACAGTGCAGCTATTTACCCTGTGTTTACTGCTGATGAAGCTGATGAAGCAAACGAGATTGCATCAGTGATGACCACCAAGGGCGACTTGATTGCTACTAATGGTTCAGCCATTAACCGTCTTGGTGTTGGTACAAACACTCACGTGTTGCAGGCTGACAGTACAGCTACTAATGGTTTCAAATGGGGGCAGATTGTTGAAGCAGGTATTGCTGATTCGGCTGTTACTTCAGCCAAGATTGCGAACAGCACGATTGTCCTTGGTGATTTGGCTGCTGCGTTGCAAGCCTTCCTTGTCCCTGTCGGTACTATCAATGCTTACCCTGGTGCTACCGCACCTACTGGTTGGCTTTTGTGTAACGGCACAAGCACATCTGGGTACACCGCATTGGCTGCACTGGTTGGTGCTACAACCCCAGACCTCCAAGGTCATACTCTTGTAGGTAAAGGTTCAGCACCGTTTGATGGTGCATTGCTAAGCAAGTTTGGTTCTACAACTAGCACCGCACCCCATACCCATGATTTAGGAAGCCACACCCACGGTGCTGGTACTTTAGGTGCTACAAGTGATGGCAGCCACGACCATACTTATTCTGGCAACGTCAATGCTGAAACACAAGACCACAGCCACGGTCAATTAGTTGCTGGTTTTAGTCTTTCTGCTGGGGGTGTATCAGTTATTGGTACTGGACCTGGGGGTGGTGTTGATGCAACATATAGCACAGGTGCGGAAAACACCACCCATAATCACTCCTTTAGTGGCACAACATCCCCACATACCAGCCATACACACCCTGTTACTGGTAACACAGGTGGTCCGTCTGCTGGTTCAGGTGCTTCATCTGCTGCTGCAACCCACGGCAACGTCCAACCTTCAGCCCTTGTTAACTTCATCATCAAACACGATTAGGCTAAGATACAACCATGATTACAATACAAACACTCATCCTTCGAATCTTTGGGGTATTCGGATCATCAGCACTCGCAGCCGTAGCAGGTGGCGCAATCTTCGGAGTAGAACTCTGGAAATCAGCAGCCATCGCAGGTGTAGTCGCAGCTGGGAAAGTCACTGAAGCCCTGCTTCGTTCATGGTCAGAAGATGGCAAGTTAACTAAAGAAGAAGTTGCGGCAGCCTTCGGCAAAAAGGCGTAGCCGTTACGCCCTAGTAGGGGTTGTACTTTCCATACTGTTTCTGTCATCAAGTGCCAGCGCAGAAAATCCAATCATCACTGGTATCACTGATTACTGGTTTGAATATACCGAGCCAACACAGTTTGAGGCACGGACATACATGGTTGACGGGTTTAACTCTGACCCCCAACTGTGGCTGTACGACGAGCAAGGTGTTTTACTTGTCAGCGTTGACGACCATTTCGGTTTACAATCATACATCTCCATAGAAGTACAACCAGGTCGGTACCGTTTACGGGCCGGTACATGCTGTTGGCAACCTGATATTTGGCGTGGAGGTAACGGATGGAATGAGCAGTACGAGCTGAGTTTCAATGGGGAACCAGCCAACACGACATCAACTTCATCCACGTCGACGACTTCTACGTCTACCACCACCACAACAACCAGCACCACGACAAGCACACTGCCACCAACAACCACGTCAACATCTACAACCACCACTTCCACGCTGCCGCCAACCACAACAACCACAGTCCCGCCAACCACCACCACGACATCGACAACAACAACGACATCAACTACCACCACTTCTTCGACAACGACAAGCACAACAGTGCCACCAACAACGACAACAATCCCGTCAACCACAACAAGTTCAACATCAACTACCTCCACGGTTGTACAAGTTCCTGTACAAGTTACCTCAACAACCACCTCCACAACAGTCCCCCCAACTACAACCACAACCTCCACCACCGTGGCACCAACAACCACCACAACCCTGCCTGTAATCCTGCCGACCATCACCGCAGCTGAAGCCACCGCAGTCGCACTCAACGCCGAAGTCCTAGCCACAGTCACCGCCGAAGAAGCAACCCAAGTCTTCGATGCGTTAGTCCTAGACGACCTCACCGACACCCAATTAGAACAACTTGTTGCAGCAGTACAAGATGCACCAACAGAAGTTCGAGAAGCCTTCGAAGAAGAAATTGACATCTTCAGCGGAGCCACCGACACCTACGTACCAATCGGTTCCACAGTTCCGGTTAAGACCCGACGCGCCCTCATCGCAATCACAACAGTCATGTCAGTAGCCCCCGCCATTAAACGCCGGAACTGATAATGTGCTACCCATGAGTAAATACTTCGGCGCAATAGCATCACTGGTTCTGTGGGCATCAGGTACTGGCCTTGTACTCATCACCCTGTCAGGAGCTGCACTCAGCAAAGCCCTAATCATCAGCGCAGTCACCTTTACTATCAACATCATTGCCATTGCTCTTGGAGTTGGCGTAGACGATTAGATATGTAAAAGCCCCTAGCAAGGGAGAAAGGGGAAACGACCTTGCTAGAGGCAACAGAATCATAACACCACAACGATACAAAAACTTAGTGAACCGAAAGAAATTTATGCCAAGAAAATACAGCTACTACCCTGCGTTTGACGGCAAAGGCGCACAGCCTGGCACCGAAAAACTCGCTGCGCTTTGTGCGGCCAGATGGAAAACCAAGAACCTGGGGATTTATTCCCCGCGATTGATGAGGAACTCTCATACCGAAGGTAAGAAGATTGGCGACCCTGGCATGGAGAAATTCCTATCAGTCCATTCCACTGGGGCTGCGGTAGATGTTGGTTATTCTGACCGCAAGGTTGGCGTTGCTATGTGGGACTGGTTTATTAAGTACACCAAAGAGCTAGGCATTGAAGAAATCCATGACTATGCGTTTGATGCAAACCCTAAGGATAAAAACAAGGGCTACGGCAGAGGTTTCCGCTGTTCAAGAGGCGAAAATTTGCAAGGGGTCAAGGTGTTTAGTGAGTCCGATAATGCCGGTTCATTCGGCGGTTTTTGGTTGCATCTAGAACTATCCCCAGAGATGGCTAAAGACCCTGAAAAGTTTGAAGCAGCCTGGCGTTCCCTACCTAAACCAGCATGAGCAATGCGGCGATTATTCTATTTGCTTTGTTCGGTATCACTGGCATTGGCTGCATATGTTTGCTACTTGCTGTATGGTTTGAGGCCGTCAAAATTAGTAACGAAGAACCCGAATGACGTTCGCGCAATGGATTATTACGACAGGCGCAACAGTCGGTGCGCTCGGCATAATCTTTCGAACCCTTGTCCTTCCTGTCTTTAAGTGGGCAAGACGACTTGAAAAAACCATGACGTTTGTAGAGCAACAAATGCTTCCAAATGGCGGGTCATCCCTTCGAGATTCAGTCAACAGAATAGAATCACGTTTAACTGTTGTAGAGGAACATTTAACAATTCCACGCTGATAATGTGACAAGTCCTATGACACTCACAGACCTGCTTCTCATCCGTAATTTCCTATCAAAAGTGGTGGTAAGAGGCACCGAAGAAGACCAACTTCTTCATCTTGTGGCACGGATAGATGCCCTGTTAGCACAACCCCGCCAGGTACCAGCCGCCTAGTAACATCAGGCTATGACCAGTCCACGAAACCTGTATGTCTGCCCCCAATGCGGAGAAGCATGGCTATCACAAACAGGTCGGTACTGTGTCGAATGTCGCGTTGAAGGAGAACCCTTAGATGAATCCACAGACGACTGAATACGACCCACCTGCATACCCAATGGCCCTTGTTTACTGGGCTGATGCTTGCGGGGGTGACGCTGGCTGGTTAACGCTCGAAGACGTTGAAGATGATGGCGAAGTGCTAGTGCAATCAACAGGTTTCCTAGTACCCACCGAGGACCCAGGTGCCAAACAAAACCATGTGACACTGCTCCAAAGCTTTCACGATGGCGACGGAATAAACCTGTTTTATATCCCTGTCGCAATGGTCAGAAAAATAATTCTTCTTTCCGCTTGACATTGACCCACCCCACCTGTACTCTGTGTAACAGTACAACACAGAGGAAGGGGCAACGACATGGGAAACCACCGTTACCGCATAGAAAAACAACCACACGGTTCACAAGCTTGGCTCAACCAGAGATACCAAGATGACCAAGGCAACCGCCGAATATCAGCATCAGCAGCAGCAGCCATTTACGGCCTGCACCCATTCGTCAAACAAGACCAATACGCAGCTGAACTGTTATCCGGTGTAGCACCAACACCAATCCAACCGAACGCAGCCATGGAAACAGGCAACCGTTTAGAAGACACCATCATTCAATGGGCAGGCGACAGGCTCGGAATCAAATTCGAAACACCTGAAGAACTGTTCTGCTACGACGACGACAATGGTTGCCACCTCATCTCCACCCTTGATGGTTGGAATGAAGAAACCAAACACATCCTCGAAGTGAAAACAACGAGCCGTGAATTCTCCGGCACACTTCCTGACTACTGGAAAATCCAAGGCATCCAACAAGCCATCTGTTCCAATGCAGACCGTGTTACATGGGCCATCTTCGACAACACACTTCGGCTAACACTCGTCGAGCAAGACATCACAGCCACCGAAATGGAAGACCACATCAACGCATCTGCACAATGGCTGAACGCCATCGAGCTAGGCATGGACCCCGCAGGTGTTGTCTACACCTACGAAACAATCTCAACCCGCTACATGCAATCACTTGCAGAACCTGTTGAGATACCAAAAGAAGCTGCCGATTTAATCGCCCAGTTGAAGCACGTCAAATCAGAACTGTCTTCATACAAAGCATTAGAAGACAGACTGAAAGCAGAACTGTGCGACCTTATTGGTCCGGCAGAAACAGCAACCATCAACGGCACCGTCGTTGCAACATGGAAGGGACAGAAGCGGGAATGGTTTGATGCCAAACGTTTCCAAATTGAAAACCCCGACCTATCAAAGCAGTACACAAAAACAACAAGCAGTAGAACACTGCGCCTTAAAGGAGAATAGAAATGACAACATCAACCAACCCGCCAGTGAACCCACTGGCAGACATACTCACAAAGTATGCAGTACCAGACCCGAAGATTGTGGGCAAACTACCTAAAGGTGGAACCCAACTTGACTTCGTAGGTCACGCAGACATTACCCGCATCCTTCTGGAGATTGACCCGACATGGCGTTGGGTTCCTATTGCATGGGACAATGGCCGACCAGCAATCCACGTTGAGAACGGCATCGCAACAATGTGGGGCGAGCTGACAGTTCTCGGACAAGCCCGCCTTGGTGTCGGTTCAGTACGTGCAGACAAACAAGAACTTGACAAAGAACTTGTCGGTGACTTTCTACGTAACGCAGCAATGCGATTCGGAATCTGCCTGTCGCTATGGACAAAGCAAGAATGGGAAGACCTTGGTGGCAAACCATCGAGCGTCACCACCACTCGTGCTACAGGTCAAGCCCAACAGCGCAACATCAGTAGCCAGCCCGCAGCAGAACCAGTAGATGCTGATGGACCACTGACACAGGAACAAATTGAATCGTTCAATGCGGCCTGTGGCAAAGCAGAACTATCACCCATTGGCATCTACAAAAAAGCCAACGTGAAGTTCGGAGCAGGTAAACAATCAGACCTTGCCGCCTTGCGTAAAGCTTTCAAAGAAGCAACCGCCAAGCCAGCACCAGCCGAAACGGAGGAATGATGTCAGCGAAACGAACCATTGACACAACCAACAATGAAGCCGGAACGGTATTCATTGGGGTTCGACTGTCAGCAAAACAAACAGCAGAACTAGACGCGCTCGCAAAACTATGCAACCAATCACGGTCAGGTCTACTACGCGACCTCATCAGAAAGGCACATGAGAATGTCACCTGGTAAACAAAAAGGAACATCCTTCGAGACACTCATCGTTAGGTATCTACGCACTGTCGGGTTTCCCTATGCGGAGCGTCGTGCCTTGCACGGCAACCTTGACAAAGGTGATGTGACAGGATGCGGGCCGTTAGTGTTCGAATGTAAAGCAGCTAAACGACATGAACTGTCAGCTTGGCTACAGGAAACAGAAGCTGAACGGGTCAACGCCAACGCCGACTTCGGTGTGCTGGTTGTGAAACGCCAGGGTCATGGCACCGGCGAAGAACAATACGCAGTGATGCGATTCGCTGATGCTGTTCGTCTATTGAAGCAAGCGGGGTACTGACATGTTGGCTGAAGTAGTTATTCATCTTGGTCAAGAATGGCGCGACCTTGCCTACTGCCTATTTGGTATGAGTCTCGGAGTCTTCGGAGGAATTGTTATCCAAATCGAAAGAGGAAGGAAAAAGAAATGACCGATGTGCAACACCCAGATTCGTGCTTCTGTTTTGAATGTCTCGGACCGTCACAGGCTGACTTAATAAGCATCGGCAAAGAACTATTCGAATGTTTAATGAACCGCATCTACAACGCCAGCGACTTTGACAGGCTCGGCCCCATCTCTGAACGGGAACGAACCGCCATTGACGTGTATCTACAAACCACAAGAGGGAACAATGAAGAAACCACCACCAGCTGAACACGGCAGAGCAATGTACCGCCGTATGGGATGCAGATGTGACATCTGTAAGGCCGCTAATGCAGCCAAGAAAAAGCAATACACGAAACTGAAACCACCGAAAGTTATTCTTGATGGTGAACCATTGATTGCCATTATTGAACGGGCTGGAAGGCTCCGAGACTTTGACCATCGACAGATTGACCGTTGGCGTGACACCGGAGTGAACGTTTACACTGCCGACTTTTGGTGTACCAAACTTGGCTACCACCCAACTGAAGTGTTCGGGTCTGACTTTTACCGTGGATGTTTCGATGAGGAGTACGCAGCATGAGCGAGTACATACACCAGGATGATGCGTACGAATGGGTTGACGCAAAACGTATCGAGTTTGCAGAGCAAGATTTCGCCAAGGTACAAGCAGAACGTGACGAACTTAAACTTAAAGTGCTTGAACTATCAACCGAAGTTGAACGCCTATCAAGGGAGCTGGCACGTGGGTGATGGCATGGAGATAACTGGGTACAACCCTAAGTTCGATTTCAAAACTGACCTTGCATATGGCCATGAAGGAGAGCAGAATCTTATTGATTTTTTTCATGCGTTAAACGCAGGCACAGTGGAAGTTAAAGCAGACAGGTACCGCAATGGCAGAATGGCTGTCGAGACACAGCAGAAGCCCGCACAAGGCGAATGGAAGGACTCTGGAATCAACGTGACCACCGCACAATGGTGGGCATATCGGTTCGCTCCGGACTCATACGTACTCGTATCTGTTGAACGCTTGAAGAACTATCTCCGTTACAACTATGACCGCCTCGAAAAAAGAGACTTCGCCCCACAATCCAACAACCCCGCAAGAGGATTCCTCTTGTTTCCCCATCACGTACAAGACCTACAAACGTCAGAACTTTACGACTGACTGATAGACTTCGTTTGCGTAGAGAAACGGGAACGCAGCCAACCAACAAGGAGGCACCATGCGAAAAATCATACCCATCATTGCGATAGTGGCGACACTTGCAATACCAACAACAACCCAAGCCAAAAGCTACGGAGATGAACTCGTCATGCCGTGGCGATGGTACAAGAGGTTGGCCCAATGCGAGACAGATTCACGTT